CGGTCAGGTCGCTGGCCTTTACTTCCAGGCCGTCCACGCTGGTCTTGATCTCCAGCATTTTGCCGGTCAGGTTTTTGTAGCTCTGCTCATTTACGGCGGCGGTTCCGTCCCGTGTGGCGTTGCCGGTGGATTCCAGCGTGACCTGCTGACCGGATATTTCCCGGGTCATGATATAGGAACTCAGCACGTTTCCGCGGGCATCAGTGACAGATACAATGTTTCCAGGCGCGGGCATGGGAAAATCCGCCGGGACGGTTACTTTGAGTGGTGTGTAGGTCACGCCCTTCATCGTTTCAAATATTGCCTGCGCGACCGGCTTCAGTGCTTCCGCAGTGGCGGATGTCAGCAGCAGGTTGCCCTGGATAACCAAGGCATTTGACCCACTCTCGTCGGACGGATACAGCACACCCACGTCGTCATCGCTCTGCCGGATCTGTACTTTGACGACCGGCGCGGTCTGAAACTTGTCATGCGACAGGCCGTCCCTTATGTATACGGTTGGCCCGATGCTCTGCGATGTACTGTAATTTGTGTACCAGGCAAATTCGATTTTCCCGTCCGATGTGGCCCGCAAAAAGGTACAGGACGCTTCGGCCACCCAGGCAAGCAGCTGGCGGCCGGTCAGATTATCGGCATAAAAGGCCTGTACCAGATAGGTTCCGTTGCGGGGCAGGGAGTTGTTGGCAATGGTTACGCCGCACCGCTGTGCTACCAGCCCGGCGAATTTCCACAATGTCATCGGAAACTGATCCTGAATGGATCGTAGCCAGGTAGACTGTACGCTATCAAGCCGAGATACAGCGTCATAAGCGTATACTTTATAGGTGTTGCGGGTCTGGCTGGTAGGTTTAACTGCCCAGTAGGTGCCCGCCAGGGTTCGATGGCCGGATGTCTCCCGGTAGTGGGTCAGCCGGGTTCCGGATGTAATCGGCAGATCGGTTCCCGGCTCCACCCAGATTGTGATTTCCAGCTTATTGGAGCAGGCTGCGCCGGGACATAGGTCGGTGGTTTTGGATACGGTTTCGGTGCAAGTCAGTGAAAGGATAGCGTTCTGACCAACGGTGCCGGCGGCAATCTCAGTGCCGTCATCCAGCACCAGGATGTTCTTAACCATTCAGGCACCTCTTCAACATTCTTTGATTTCCAGATCCATGTCCCGCCAAACACCGGTTTTCAGCCGCTGCAGGGCCGCCCCGTAGTTGGAGCAGTAGCAGGTGCGGGTGGTTGTTTGTGCCACGTCTGCGGCGTCGCCGGGGATAGGGCAGGTAAACTGGAATGTGGTCTTGTTTTGCAAAAGGCCGAGCAGGTAGGCACAGTCGGCGTTATCAAGGTAGCTGTAGGTCAGGGTACAGGTCAGTACACCGAACCGCAGCACCTCACGATGGTAGACGCCCATCTCGTCGGCGCCGCTGTCACTGCTCTCAACGTCCGAAAACTTGATGGTGGGGGAGCCGGTGGGAACCGGTAGGGAATGGCTGTCGATTTGCAAGAGAGATGTGCGTTTGAGCATCAGTAGGCACCCCCCAGCATGATGGATTGCGACTGCCGCGCGCGGTTGAAGCTGCGATAGATCACGTCATCACCAATGACAATCTCACCGCCGTTTTCCTGCACCGCTTGCACGATGGTGCGGGCGGCTGCGTTGATGGCGTCGAGCACAGCATGGTCGGCCTGGCTGCCGACGGAATTGGCGGACGGTGTACCGGCCGCGATGGTCGAGCGGAGGCGGCTTGTGGATTGCAGCCCCAGGTCGTCCATGGCATCGGTGACATACCCGGCATTTTTTTCGATGCCAAGTGCCAGACCTTGAGGAATGTAGGGACCAACTTCAAATTGCATGAGTTTGGACGGCGACGCAATGCCGAAAAAGCTCTTGATGGCATTGAGGGCCGACTTTGCAACGTTGGTTGCCGCCTCCCACAATGCCCCCGCCATGGAGCCGATGCCTTGGATGATATTGGTTCCGAGACCATTCCAATCATTTACAATGAATGCGTTCCAGAGTTTCTGGGCTGCGGATTTTGCGAGAGACCATAATTGCCCGGGCAGCGCCTGAACAGCGCCGACAATTCCTGAAAGAATAGACTGCGCGGCACTTACTACACTGCTCAGCATATTTCGCAGGCCGCTTGCCATACTTGACACGGCATTTTTACCAATGGAAAGAAGCGCAGCAGGTAACTGAGAAACTGCCGTTTGAATAGCGGAAAACACACTCACGCCCGCCATTTGTGCATCATAGATTAGCGCGCGAATACCACCGGCCAAACTCTGAATCGCATTGCTGCCGATGCTTTGCAATGCCGAAGGCAGGTTTGTAATTGCATTTTTTACAGCATCGAATATAGATGTTCCTGCGGATTGTACGGCACTGACCATGCTTGTGATGCCGTTTTTGAGCATCGTAATAATGTTGCTGCCAAGGCTGATCCAGTTAAATGCCGTAAACACGCTGACAACGGCTTGTATAATCTGGGGGATATTGGCAATCAACGTGGGGATTGCCTGTATCAGCCCCAGCCCAAGCGTTACGATAATATGCAGCCCTGCCGCTAACAACTTGGGGGCATTGTCGTTAATCAATCCCGCAATATTTGTGACGATCTGCGGCACATATTCGATCAGCGTGGGCAGGCTATTGGCGATGCCCTGGGCAAGGTTTAGCAGCAAGTCGATGCCGGCATCCACAATGTTTCCGAAATTGGTGCGTAGGGTTTCTGTGAATTGCAGCACCATGGGCAGCGCCTGTGCCAAAAAGTTGGGGACGCCCTGCGCCAGCCCTGCACCCAGGCTTTGCAGCATTTGCGTTCCGACAGGTATCACCTGGAGCACAAGCGCAGACAGGATATTGCCGATTGCCGGGAGCAGATTGCCTGCCAAAAAGGTGGTTACAGTCTGTGCAAGGCCCTGCAATGCCGGGCCGATGTCGCGGCCAAGCGTTAAGTTGGCCATCACATTGCTGGCGGCCGCCTGCATGGATGCAAACGAGCCGGACAGCGTTGTCGCAGCCTCTTCGGCTGTGGTGCCGGTGATGCCAAGGTTGTCCTGGATAACGCCGATAGCGTCAATGATGGAGCTGAACGGCACGTCCTTGACCGTGTCGGCCGTAACCTTGACGGAATCACCCAGTACACCACTGTCGTTAATCAGACGGGCCATCTCGGACTGTGTGCCGCCGTACCCCAGCTTGAGGTTGTCCAGCATCGTGTAGTTGTCTTTGGCGAAACCCTGGTATGCGTACTGGATGGCGGACATATCGGTGCCCATCTTGTTGGCGTTGTCCGACATCTGGACAATGGCCTTATCTGCGTACCCGGCCGCCGCGGCGGTGTCCCCGCCCAGGCCCTGAAGCAGGGTGGCCGAAAAGCTAGTCACCTGCTCCATGTAGTTGTTGGCCGATACACCGGCCGTCCGGAATGCCTGATCGGCCGCCGCAGTCACCTGGGAAGCGCTGCCCTTAAACAGCGTTTCAACGCCGCCGATGCTTTGTTCAAGGGCAGCGCCCTCGGTCAGCGTCTTGCCCAGCGCTGCGCCAAGCCCCGCTGTGGTAATAGCAACTTTGATTGCCCCGGCCAGCTTGCCACCGATGCTCGCACCGGCGCTGGATACCGCAGCATCCCCGCCGAGGGCCTGCTCAATCCCTCCGCTGATGCCTCGAGCCGATGGGATGATCTGCACATACGCGGTTGCCACATCGGATGCCATACTTGTCACCTCTCTCTCTCTTAATGATCCGGGCACGTGCCCGCTCAAAGTCAGCCGGTGTGTTGTAGGCAACCGGCTTGCTATCGGATTGCTCTTCCTTGCCGCTGATTGCGTCCAGAACTGACGGTGGCCGCCTGCGCCCATGTGCGCCGTCCCTGCTCTGCATCCAGCACAGCGTAGTCAGCCGGTCGAGCATGGCGGCCTGCAGCATCTCGGCGTTCGTCACGCGCTCGCCGGACATCGCCAACCGGATGCGGGAATCACCCCGCAGGCCCGCAGCCAGCGTGGCCAGCAGCGGTACTGGCAGGGCGGTCATATCCAGCACGTGGTACGTCTCGGCCAGGTCGCAGATCAGCGCGTCCCGATCAGCGGCCAGCATGGCGGCAAGGACAATCAGTTTTTTGCCGGGGTGCCCAGTGCCTGCAGGATCTCCGTCAGCTCACGGTCCACGTCTTCAAGCGGAACGCGGCCAGCCTCATTGGTCAGATGGTCGTAGAGCTTGGCACGGATATCTTTGCCAAGAATCAGCAGACTGACGGTCGAATATTCCAGGCTGTTGCCGCTCTTCAAGTCGGCGAGAGCGTCCATCAGCAATGCATTGTTGAGCACATCGGGGTCAATCTCGCACGTAAAACCGGATGTAGTTGTAATTTGCATGGTGCCTCCTTAGCCTCTGGCGGTTCCGCCGATATACTCGTAGTGCGTGTTACCATCGCTGTCAGGCAGGGCGGTCAGCGTCATGCCCAGGGATACCGGATCGTTGTCCACGTAGGTGATGTCCTCCATCTCGGTGGGCTTGGCATTGGGGATAACCACACGGTGCGGGATGTTTCCGGCTGCAATCATCTCCACCACCCAGACGCTGGACTGCAGCTCCTTGCTGTTGCACTTGACAACCAGACCCGATCCGGTGTCGGTGCCTGTTACGTTATCATCGCCAAAATAAGATTTGAGCGCGTTCACGTTGAGTGATTCCAGCAAAGCCAACTTGAACGTGTCGGTCTTTCCGGTCTGCGGGGTCAGCACGGTGTCGCCGCCCCACGCCTTGACCTCATCGCTGTCAATGGACGTAGAGTTTGTCACGCCATCCTCAGACACATAGCCGAGGCACTTGTAAGCTTCGGCCAGTGCGGTGACGGCATCGGTAGGCAGGGCAGTGCCTGCCGGGGCGCGGAACAGAGCCCCGCCGACTTTGGGTTTTCCGGCGGTCACTTTGGTTACATCTGTAGGCATAGTAATATCCTTTCAGTTAATCGTAGTAGGTCACGTCAAATACCGCCTGATAGCGGTATGTTTTGCTTGATGCGTCAGTAAAATTGTAATCGCTGTTCAGGTGCACGGCGGCTACGCCGGGCAGCTGTGCTGCTCCAAACATGGCCGTTTTGACCTGTTCGTTCAGTTCTGCCGCGTGCAGCAGCGTGGGTGCATAGGACTGCACCGCCAGAATTGCGGTGTTGATGTAATTTTCCCGGCTTTCCCCGGTCTTTTCCAGCACGGCAAAGGTGCCCGGCGCACCGGGCGGCCGCTCCATATAGCAGGGCACGTCCAGTGCGCCGGACAGGTACTCCAGGATTGTTGCTTCAATCATTTTCAGCCCCTCACTTTCATCGCGCAGCCGAACACTTTCAGCAGCGTGTTGTTGCGGTAGTTGTCGCTGCGGGCTTCAGATGTGGACGGGTAGACGATGGCCGATGCGCGGGTCTTGCCCACATAACCGTCATCCGCCGCATAACCGTCCCCGGCTGCGGAGGCTTTCTCCTTGGCAAGCCGCACGCACTCGTCCATGATTTCCCGGCTTTGCATCAGCTCCCTCACGCCCTTGCGGTTGAGTTTGATGCGCAGCTTACCCATACTTCTCCACCTTCACCTTCTTGTTCCAGCACAGCGGGATCAGGTTCTCAATGCCCTGCACCACATCGCCGTAAGTCCGGAATTTTTGCCCGAAGAGCTCCACCGTCACGTTGTGCCAGTCGTTGGCGTCTCCCTTGGGCAGGGCCAGCGTATAGGCCAGCCGCCTGCCGTAGAGCTGCAAATCGTTGACGATGTCCTCCGTAGCAGGTTCGCCCACCAGCACGTTGTGTACAGTGACTGGTGTTTCAGTGTAGATCGGCGCGTGGAAAGCGTCCTCGCCGGTCTTGGTCTTTTCGTACAGGATGATGTCGATACCCTTCAGCATAAGTCCTCCAGCGGGCTGTGTGCGCCCAGCCTGCTGCCGACGCCCAGCAGCTTCTTTTCCAGCTTGGAAAGGTACAACTCTCCGACCGAGCCGCCGGATACCGTCCAGCTCTGCTGGTAGCCCAGCGCCGATGCGGACGCCTGGGTGGCGCCCATTGGGTACATGGCGGCGCCCTGCCCGCCGGTGCCCGCGTCCAGTTGGCGGCGCACCATGCGGCAGGATACCAGCTGTTTGCGCTCAAACGGGGCGTCCTGGCTGTATGCGTCGATGACAATGCCGGCTTCGGCCAGCAGGGCGCTGCAGAGCGTCTTTTCGTCATCGCTCAGCGTGCGGAACCCGGCTTCGACCTCTTCCACGGTTGCATAGACCATTGCCATCACCTCATTTCCTGGCGGCGGCTTTCTTCTTCGGGGCCGGGGCGGCGGTCTGCTTGGCGGCGGTCTGCTTGGTGGTGGGCTCTTCGGCGGGCTCTTCGGCGGTCTGCTTGGCGGTGGGCTCTTCAGCGGGCTCTTCGGCGGTCTGCCTGGCCGGGGCGGCGGCCGCCGGAGGATCCACGCGGG